TCCATTGTGTACTCAGCCTTTAGTGCTCTTGACTTCGCAGTAACGGTACTTTTCTCTATTGAGAAAGCCATTTCAGCAAAAGCGTTGTTAGCACTATCTCCAAGTGCTTCAGCACTTGCAGTAGCCATAGCAGTACCAGCAGTATAAGTGCCAGCAGAGCTATCGTTTAGTACAGCAGGGTTAGTTTGTGAATTTGTTGAAGTACCAGCACTTCCAGGAATGTTTGCGTTAGCAGCATTTCCAGAAAATTTACTTTCAGCTTCATCAAATAATGCTTCAGTTCCACCTTGCGTTTTGTATCTGCTTCTCATTGCAAATATCAAGCCTGTTGGACCTGACATTGGTTGTACACCAGCAATATCATAAGCAATAAGGTTAGGCATTGCTCTTCTTACTAGTGAAATAAGAATTGGATCCCAGTTCGCAACATTAGAACCAGTAGCGTTTGTCGGCGCCGCTTCAGTCATAAACTGAGCGTCTTCTTTTAGTGCATTTTCTTGGTTTTCAAGAATAACACTTGTAACAGCTCTCTTGTAACTATCGCTGATTTTTGGTAAATCAGGATGGTCTAATACTGGCTGCCACTTTTTTTGGTAGTTTTCAGATAAGTACATATCTTGTTCCTCTCTCCTTTAAAAGTGATATTAAGATAACTTAATATCTTTTGTTTTACTAATAGCGGTAGTATAAGCAGCCATTGCACTAGATAAGTCCGCCGTATTGTCTACACCGTTCGTATCAGCTACCGCATTATCTACTTCGCTGTCAGAGTTTGCTTCTTTTTTTACTCCAAAGTAACTCTCTTTAATTGTCATCACTTTAGTTCTAAAATCTTCAGCATTTGTAAACTCAACTTCTTCTGTAAGTTTAGCAAACTTCTCTTTAGAAGTGTCTGCCAAATCAGAAGAAACATCAGCCAAAATTATAGACTTTTCTTGCAGACCTTTATCTGCGTTCAGTTCTACATTTTTAGCAATCTGTTCGTTCAGTTTGTTTTCCAGTTCTTCAATTTTTGAAGCCTGGTCCTCTAACACATCATATTTTTCATCAGGTACATCAATGTAATGGTCTTCAAATAGTTTTTTCAGACCGTTAATGAAATCTTCCGCAATTTCGCCCTTAATGCCTTTTTCAACAGCAAGTTCGTTTTCTTTCATCCATTCTTGTACAACATAGTTTAAGTATTGGTCAACTTTTTCTACAAGTTCAGATTTTACTTTAGAAGTTTCAGTTTCAAATTTCGTATTGTAATCTGCTTCCATTTCTTCTGCAATTTCTTTTACTTTAGAAGTAATCGCAGCTTCAAATATAGTAGCAGCCTTGGCTTTAAATTCTTCTGACAAGTCGTCTTCTCCAGAGGTTAAAGCGTCAATGTGTTCTTTAACATCAACATCTTTTGCTTTCTGGTCATCTTTAACATCTTCTTTCTTACTCATCTTATAACCCTCTTCTTTAGATTTTTCATCTTTGTGAGCGTCTTCAGACTTGTCTTTTTTCTTGTCAAGATATTTTTTTAGACCGTCAGGCATTTCTCCCTCGGAAATCTTCTCGCCTTCAGAATTTTCTGTTTCTTCCTTCTTTGCAGAAGGCATTGGGTCAGCCGCACCAGCATTTTTCTGTTGGGCGTCACCTGAAACAGGTTTAACTTTTTTCGTTGCGTCAGGATTACTATCTGTAGGTTTAACTACAGCAGTACCTAAATCTTCAGCCTCGTTTGAAAGAGGTGAATTTTCAGCAGGAACAGCGTTCTTTTTCGGAGCGTCTGCCACCGTCATTTCGGCAACTTGCTTTTCTGTCTCGGCCATATTGAAGTTCTCCTTTAATCGTATTTTTTAGTAAAAAAATAATTATTTTTTCTTCTTGAATAATATTTATAAGATTATAATCCTTTAAGGAACGATTTGAACACTTTAGCCTTCGCTTCTGCAATTTTCAATCGTTTTGCCTCTTGAATATACTCTTTATATTCTTCAATTTCTTTTTGTTTAATCACACCGTTTTCCCATATCCACTCTTTTCCTTCCATAATTCCTTCTACGAAAGCGTCTGGAGCCGATGGGTCGGCAACTATATCGGCCGCAGTTGCAAGATAAAAGTCTTTTCCGACCATTGCCTCACCACCTCTGCCTCTTTGTAATGAACCCATACCTCTTGAAGAAACGCCTAATTTAGCGCCTTCGTCAATAAGATTTTTAACAATCTTACCATATGGAGTGTCCATTATTTTTGCTTCGCCGATAAAGTTATTACCATCAGGATAGAGATTAGTAATCATATGTGATACTCTCTCTAAATTAACGGTTGGTCCGTCAGGATGTCCTAACTCACCAAATGCCCTTTTCTGCTCAACAAATTCTCTGTTATATCTACTTACTTCTTTAGCAAGTGTCTCTTTAGGATATACTCTACCATTACGGTTCTTAATTTCAGATTGTAAAAATACACCTCTGATTTTGTAATCCTTTTTACCGCCTTTTTCCTCAACGATATATTCTGCGTCTATGGATTCTGTTATTAATTTCATAATAGTAGTCTCTCTCTTTCCTAATATTTATAATATTTTTTATCTAAATTCAATGACAATAGTATAATTGTCACCTAATGCAAAGTTTTTAGTACTTAAATAGACATATCCATTAGGATTTGTCGCATTGTTTGTAACATCATTACCAGAAGTTCTAAAATCTAAATACCCATTACCACTTAATAGTAATGCAGTTGTATTCGCAGAAGCGCCTCCCCAAGCAATCTCTACTGCTGATTTTGAATTACTAGTATTAACAGAATACCAAACCTTTGCAATTTCTTTGGTACCGTCTGCCGACATAAAATTAGATGTAGTCGGATTAACTATAACGGTATCAGTCTCTCCTGTACCATCACTAAAGTTAGTTTGTTTTACAACATACTTATTGCCTGCTGTATCCGATATAATTTGTTGTGTTATTGCGTCAGCCATTAGTTATAACTCTCCGTCTCTTTTTGCAATTCTATTGCCATATTAAATTTACTAACATTGGCGTCTGTAGTTATCGTTAACTCTACGCCACTATTTAAATTCGTTAAGGGGACTTTTCTTTTTTCGCCTTCTTTCAATCCCCAATTACCGAAACCTGTCAAACTCAAAGTGTCATCACCTAGAGTTAAAACCGCCGTTCCAGTACCTCTTATTTCGTAATAAACATTTGCCAATGATACATTACTTGAAGCAGAATATAAAGTTCCACTTTCGTTTACCGCACCACTAACGCTTAATATTGCCTTCGTGGTATCGTCTACTTTTGAGACAATACTTAAAGCCATATTAGCCGCCTATTCTAACACTAGTTACATTCGCAGCCGCACTTGTTGAGATTGTATCAGTTTGGTCTTTTCTAATATCAATACTATCTCCAGCAGCGTGTAAATATATTGTACCGATTGTAGAACCACCAGAGTTCTTTACGGTAATAGTATTTGTTCCAGCAGTTGCAACAACTCTTATAGTTGAAGCACTACCAATATTGTTATCTGAAATAGTACCTGCAACAGCACTACCTAATACTTTGTATATACTCATTGTTATTACTCCGAGAAATACGCAGTTAGGTCAGACGCTTCAACGCCTTCACTAGTTGCAACTTCAGTAACTTTAGTTTCTATAATGTCTTTTAAATCTTGTGGATTAGACCAGTCTACTCCGTCCAAACTTTCAATCAATACTTTTACAGCGTCTTTAAGAGCTGGTGAAAGAGCATTGTATTTGTCGTTTGCAACAAAGCCACTAGTGTTTTCTACAATTGATGATACCGTTAATGCCATCGTTTATTCTCCTTGTTTAGTGTCAGCACTATCTGTCTGACTAAATGCTTGTTGTACTTCATCCTGACTAGCATTTTGTGTCAACGGACTTGCCACTTCTGGTTTTGGGTCCGAATGACTTTCTGCTTCAGGTTGTTCGCCGTGCAATACATCTGAAGCCGTATTGAATAAAGATGAAGCGTAAGTTTTTCTTTGTGCGTCTAACTCTGCTCCTACTTTGTCTCTCAATGCGTCTTTAAATGCTTCACCAGCACCTGTATTATCTCCACTTGCAAGTTTATCAACAAAAGTGTTTACATTATTTGGTTGTTCATTATCAGCCATTTTATTTCTCCTTATAATATTGTGTCATCGTCTGCACCAACACTTGTTTGTGGTGACGCAATAATGCCATCATCTATTTCTTTTTTAATTTGATTGTCTATGTCTCTCATTTCTCTTTCAGATTGTTTCAGAATATTCTGTCTAACATACTTAACAGAGAAATATTTACCAACATAGTCTCTAACATCATTTGCAAGACCTATTCTTTCTCTTAATAGTTCTGCATTTTTCAGTTCAGAGAAATGGCCATCAGCAAGAAAGTCGTATTTGATTTTCTCACCAACACCAATCCAGTCTTCTTCATTTATGATTGCCTTTAAAACTAATTGTGTTTTAAGTAAATCATTAAATAAATCTGTAAATTTCTTTCTTAATCTTTGTACAAATTTTGTAAACTTTAGTTCGTCTCTTGTAATCTCTGTACTTCTACCTAGATTAAAACCAGAAGACGCTTCTAGTCTACTAACTGGTACATTTAAACTTCTGTAGAGTTTCTTTTGGAAGTATTCTATATCTGCAACTTCACCTAGGTTTTGTCCACCAGGTAATGTTGATATATCAGTACCTCTTCCACCTTCTCTACTAGGTAACCAAAAGTCTTCAAGCATAGACATATAGTTTCTATCGTCTCTAATTTCACCAGTACTTGCGTCATAGACAAGTTTATTTCTGTATCTTGCCATTACATCACGCAGATATTGTTCCGCTTTTACTTTAGGTAAATTACCTACATCAATTTTAAAAATTCTTCTTTCTGGTGCCCTTGCAATTCTGTAAATTACAACAGCGTCTTCAATCATTCTTAATTGATTGACTGGTTTAATCGCTTTGTGCATATACGACATAACCATATTTTTGTTCAAGTCTACTAATCCACTTGGACAAAAAGCAATGGCGTCTGTAGCAATCTTAATACCACCACTCGCCATACCAGGTCCTGCAACACCTTTTTCATTGTATAAAAAATATTCATTATAGTCGTGTATGACTTGAATATTTGCGATAGGAGCAGGTCTTCCTTTTTTAATTTCTCTTATCTTCTTAATTTTTCTAGGGTCAATATATCTTAACTCTGTTAACCCTTTGATAGGACTTTCTCTATCAATTACTTTATGATAATAAATTCTTCCGTCAACATACCATCTTCTGAATATGTCGTGTCCTTTTGTACTAAAGTTCATTAACCTTAATACTTCTTTAAATTCATTCTCAACTTTTCTTTTAACATCATCCGAAAACGATGTATCCGACAAGTCTACTCTGACAGGGTCCTTATCTATTTCGTTAGCCACAATTGCTTCATTGACAATATCTTCAATTGCCATATCGCACTCTGGGTGAATAGATATCTCTCTGTATCTCCGAATTAAGTCTTGTTCAGTCTTTGCTGTACCTTCCATATCAAGGTACTGACCAAAATAACCTCCAGCGGCAACGGTTTGTGTTCCGTCGTCCGCTTTAGGTTGTGTAAAACTTTGTTTCGGGTCTGGAGTATCTTTTACTCTAGTTATTTGAAATCCGAAAAGTTCCGCCATTTTATATCCTCACTATTATTATATAATATTTATGTCAGTTATTAAGTAGTTGTTCTTGCTTCAAAGAATAGGTATCTGAACGATACTTCAAAAGTTTCAACTGCTTCTGTTGGTTCCATACTTAAATCAATAGTACCGATAGAAGTTGGGAAACAACCTCTTAAAGTGTATGATTTAATTGTAGACCCATTTCTGTCAAGGTGGTCAATAAAAGCGTCAACTTGATAGTCTACAGGATTAACTAATCCTTCGTTATCAGACATATTGTTGATACCATTCTGCCATCTTTCAAAAGCGTCTCTTAATTTAAAGTTCGTGTCATTCAATACCGTAATTGACCAAGGTTCAAATGTTCTATCAGCCGCAAGGTATACTGGTCTACCACGGAAGTTTACCGTTGTAGTTCCAATTGCCATTGCAGGAATAGAAGTTGCCTGACATAAGAATGCCAGTTCTTCGGTTTCTCCACCAACTTGGGCGTAACCAGGAAAAGGCATTGTTACCTTAAACTGATTGGCTCTAGCACCACCGCCTGCAAGTTTAGTTTTGAAGTCATTAATGTTTGCCATTTTCTATTTCTCCTCTATACTTGATTAGCCAGCGACTTCTTCAAAAGCCACGCCTGTTCTTGTTGCCACAAATGAAAGTGTTATGAAGTTAATGCTTCTCGCAGGTTTAATATAAATCTCTGCAATAAACTCGTTTCTGTCAACGACTTCACCTGTGTTGTTAGTTTCATCACATACTACTAAAAAGTCTGTGATACCTCTACGACCTTGTACTTCTCTTAGGAAAGGTTCTACTAGGTTTCTAAAGTTAGCCCTTGTAAATTCATCGTTGAATTCAAAGAGTTGAAATTTAGAAGCAGTAGCGATTGCCTTCTCTAATACTATGAACAATCTTCTTACATTTATTCTATCAAATGCTGAAGGTGTTGTAAGACCAGTTTTATCTCCAAATAAGATTATACCTTGTCCAGGGAAAGAAACTACAGGATTAATTCTTGCTCTGTATAATTCGTCTCTTTGTGTCTTATTAGGATTGTACGCCAACTTAACAGCGCCTCTGATAATACCTCTGTTTAATCCAGCAGGTGAGAACCAAGCGTCATTAGTTAGGTCTGTTCTTGCAGACAAACCAGCCATATCACCGTTTAATGGTACATATCTGTAGACATCATTATATCTGTCGTACATATATTTGTAACCACTATCAAAAATAACATATGAAGATGATTGGATAGTGTTGAAGAATGCTAGTACATTATTCGTTTGATTAATTGCAGAAGCAATATTTACTACATCACTTCTTTCAGGACTTGCGAATACAACACAATCTTTTCTTGTTTCAGCGATTGTAATTAAATCACCGATTAAGTTTGCACTTGCATTACCAGCCATAATTAATCCAACATCAACGGATTCACTATCTTGGAAATATTCAAAGGCAGTCTTTCTTACACCGTCAGTTGCCGTACCATCTACACCACCTGTGAAAGTGTGTGAGAATGGAGCAGAAACATCGGTGAAAGCAAGTGTCTTTGCTCCACCCCAATTTGTTCCGTTTGAGTTGTGGTCACCCCAATAGATGAATGACGATTGTCTATAGATAACTTCTGGATAGAAATTATTATTTCCACTTGCGTCTTTACTATCGGATGCCTTTGATACTTTTTCGTATACTTCTAGTACTTCGTTTTTTGTACCATTGATAGAACCGTCAGTATCTACTACGATAATATGTAGTTCGTCATTAGAACCACCAGCAGCCAATACATCAGGACTTGTTCCTGGCGCACCACTTACTTGGTCGTAATATTTCCATCTTCTTCTAACATTAGAGCCATTTGTAATAACTCTTGTTAATCCACCAGTACTACCTTTTTTCTTAATAGTAATATCATTAGTAGACACAACGGTTACTTCGTACTCTTGACCATCGTCATAGTCGTTAGTAGCCGCAGTTGTTGAAAATGCAAGTATATCACCTACATTTATATTAGTTCCACTTGTAACCGTAATCGTTGTATCGTTTACAGAAACAGCGGAATCGTTAACCGTAGTAACAGCCTGTTGCTCATACGCAGTTGCAGAAGCACATACTGAAACACTTAAAGCGTTTCCATAAGCGCCAGCAAAACGAGCAATAAACTCAATACCTGGAGTTCCAACATATGGTCCAGTTGCCAAGTATGTAGAATTGTAATGGTCAGTATTTCTAACCAATAGTGCTGTACCAGAATTTGTTACAGCGTTTTTTATACCAGTATTTTCCGTTCTTACTACCTTCAAAGAATTAGAATACTGAAGGAAACTTGAAGCAGTAAAATACTCTTCAAAGTTACTTGTATCAGGTTTTCCAAAAACAGACACTAGTTCCTGTTCAGAAGATATCAAAGTTACTTCTGATACTGGACCTCTCTTCGTATTGAAAGCATATGCTCCAATTGAAGTAGATACAGCAGGGATTATGTTTGTTAAATCCTTTTCTTGTACGAGAACGCCTGGTGATACTTGAAATGCCATTAGGTTTTCTCCTCTATTTTTCTTGTATTTTTATAAAAATACATAATGTTGTTTACCTTTATCAAAATTCGTATTATTCATACGCCCATATTCAAATTTCTCAATCGCTTATATTTATGGTATAGGGTATCTTCACTAGTTACCCTTGCGTACAACTGGATGCCATACCGTTCCATACTCATCTGAAAAGGGTTTTTCTTCTTCAGGAGTACCGTCATCAACGAAACCGAATGGTGCCATATCTTGTTCTATTAGTTTTTCTTGTTCTCTATACATTTCTGCTCTGATATTTCTATCAGTCATTTCTTTGAAGTATCTCTGGTTAGCAACCCAACCTAATATAACTAAACAAGTCATATAGTCATCGTTACAACCTTCTTCTGCCTGCCAACTCTGATTTTTTCTGGTATAGGTTGACATTTCTCCTACAATATTAAAGTCATTGATAACTAGTTTATCACTTTCTATAATTGCTTTAATATTTGCAGTTCCCATTTTTTTAATCTGTTTAGTCATTCGTACACCTAAAGATGAACCTCTTTGACTAAACATTGCACCTAGTATCTGACCAGCACGACCTTTTTGTGTAGTCATTAATAGATTATCATATTCTATTTCAAAATGTAAACCATCTGATATCTGAGCGCCAATGTCATTTACCTCTACTAATATGTGTGCCTTATTATATTGTGTACATACTTTCGCAATCATTTCAGGAAACAATATAGGTTTAATCTCATTGTCTCTAAATGTTGCCACAACTTTATATGGTAAATCGGTTACATCAAATATAATAAATGCTGAATAATCTTTTAAAGTGCCACGAGCAACATCAACCGTACATAGATAAGTATGACCTTTTTTAGGTTCTTCAAATATACTTAATCTTCCATTTGTTTGTAATGGTGTAATGTATGGGGTTGATTTAATTTTTGCAGGACTGATTAGTGTATCAATACTACCTAAAAACTCACACTCAAACTCACTAGCAAATTGACTTTCACTAGTGTTTCTTATTGTCTCTTCTTTCCATTTGGCGTCTCTGCCTGGTACTTCTGACCAATGTACTTCTAAAGGTATATAATCATTGTTACCATTTTCTGCGTCTGTCCATAATTTATAAAACTGGTTCATTCCGTGAGGTGTTGATACTATAATTACTTTAGTTGATTTACCAGAAGTAATAGTAGGATATACGGAACTGAAAAATTGTTCGGCAATAGTTGTAGGTACGAAAGCAAACTCATCTAAAAATATAATGTTATATGAACCACCTCGGACAGCACTTGATGAAGTTGCGGCCGCAATAACTTTACTACCATTCTCTAATTCAATGTTACCTTTGTTCCAATTGATAACACCTTGTTGTAACCATTTAGGTAAGTTTTCATATGCCAATTGTAATCTACCTAATATATCTCTTGCAGTAGATGATTTGTTGGCAAGAATAGCAATATTAGAATTAGGATTAAATATTGCGTAATGTAATAGATAAGAAATAATTGTAGTTGATTTACCACTTTGTCTAGGCAACTTATAGATAGAAAATCTATTATTGTGCATAGTATTAATCATCTTGTCTTGAAACTTATAAGTCTTAAAAGGTATAAGTCCTTCGTCAAGTGATACAATAGTTACATAGTTTTTAATGAAATACAAAGGGTCTTTTTGACACTTTTGAAACTCTACTATTTGTTCCTGTGTAAATTCAATTTCTGTATTTACTTTTTTTAAATTTGGATTACCTAGATAAGCGTCATTCATTTGTTTTCTCTTTGTCAGGTTCTACTACTTTTTTCATATCTTTATCTTTATTCAACATCTTTTGTAACTCTGTAGTACTCCCAACAAATAAAGCATTTTTGATATTAGCAGTTGTTTTATTTGGTACATCTTTTAGTTTCGCCAACTTACTTTGTAAGTCTTGCAGTTTGTCAACCGTGTCTGCAACATTTTTAATTAATGCACCTGCCACCTCATATGCTCTTGGATGTTGTCCCTCTTTTGCAACATCTAAAATTCCTTGAATAGCGTCTTGACCTCTTTCAATCAAGTTGTAATAGTTCTCTCTACTATATTTGTAATCGTTTTCTATATCATCTTTTTTAGGGTCTTCTTTTCTAGGCACAGGAACCTTGTTCTCTTGTAGTATCATTTCACCTACAGGAGTACTCTCTTCTTTGATACCTAAAATATCATTTACTTTATCTTCTAGTTTACCCATTATTCTTTTATAGTAAAATTACAATTTAATACTATTCTCCTGTTATATTTATAGGGATTACAACCTGCGTGATATCTCCAACCATTGAACATTACACAACGATTTGCTTTCGGTGCCACTCTTTCTGCGATTGTTAGTTTAGGTTTTTCTTCTCCATCTACTTCAAGCATTTCATTAAATAATACGGTGTCGCCATCTGTATCCTCTGGATACAAAATTAATGAATAATGTTTTACTTGTACATCATCTATATGTGGTACATTATAAAAGTTTGTTGAGTTTTGTGGGTGTGGTTGAGTTAAATTAAATTTTAGTCTATGTACTTCGTCTAATTCAAAGCCACAACTTTTTACTGCTTGTTGTAATAAGAATTTCACAGGTTCAAATCCAGGATTAACTCTAGGTTCTTTGTGCATATAATTATAAATTCTATGTACCATCATCATAGAAGAAAAGGTATTGCTATCGTAATTAATACCTAGTGTATGTCGTTGTTGTGGTAAAATATCTTGCGATATAAACCAACTAAATCTATTTAATTGATTTTGACAATTTCTAATTAATTGTTCTGGAACAGCATTGTCCCTTACTATAATATCGTTCATTATAACCTCTCATTATGTATCACTACCACTTGTAGGATTAAATTTCTTTCCATCTTCAAAGAAACTAATTGTTGTTGTAAACCCAAAATCATCTCCAGGTTTTGCGGATGACGGATTAGGTGTAATAACTATTCTTTCTTCTCTTGCTTTACTCTCTGTGTCAGTACCTAAATCCGATTGTACTTTTTTAACTATACCAGCACTTGTTGTTGGTCCGTATAGATAAGTTTTAGCAGTAAAGTTAATAGTATATATTACTGCTCTTCTTGTATTAAAGTCTCCGTCATAATTATCTTCGTAATTAATATCACCTATAACAATAGGTACATCACGCTTTAGAGACATCTTTGGTATCATATTAATCGTAACCGTATAATCAGGTTGAAAGTATGGTACTATTTGTTCTAAAATTTGTAATCCGTTTTCTGCTGTTGCAGTAAATATAAACAATTGATATGTTATATTGTAAGGCACAGGATTATAATTATAAATCATTTTATTAGCATTGTCTGTAGTACTACCATCTGTCATAGGCATACGAGTTTTAGACATCTTATTTAATTTTCTACTAGGGTCATAACTTATACCAGATATTTCAAAACCCATTCTAGGTAATATTGTAGAAAAATTTGTATCTTGTAAATCAGGTTGTTGTGTAAGTCTAACTATAAACTTTTCTTTTGGTGCATATGCAAGAGGCACTTTAAATCTTTTAACAACACTATCGTTTGCGTCTTTTGTTTGTACAATAATATCATTAAAGATTTGACCAAAAGCAATAGTCAATCTTCTTAAACCTTCGTTATAAAAATGTGTTCCGAACATTATTTAACCTCTCCGAATGGATTACTTTCTGTGAAATCCAATATATCATCTGACACCGTTGCAGTATCAAAACCTGCTTCAGTATCTAAATCTAAATTATCTGCGTATGCAGATTTTGTTTGTATACTTGTAGCGGCGTCACCATCTGTAGTAATATCATCATACTCTTCTTGTATTAGATATAATGGGTTACCAAACTTGTCGCCACTCTCTAATTGTATTCTACCACTTGTTGATGTTAAACTTAATGTACCATCTTCTAAAGAGAATTGATATTGTAAAGTTGTATCAAGTGATTTTCTATCATCTGCCTGGTCAATATCTGCATTACCTGTATTAAACTCTTCACTTGAATATTCAAAAGTTTTACATCTTAATTTGTAAACTGGTAAAGAACCTAACTGAAAGAAAGGTTCCTGGTCTTCTACAAACGCAACTTCAAAAAACTTGTTCATTAAAGGGTAGTAAATAACATCGCCTTCGTTAGGTCTACCATCTATCATCAAGTTAGCGCTGTCATCAACTTGTTCTTGAAATCGTCTTTTAGAAACAACAAAAGTTGTATCGTCTCTAACTTCTAATCCAAACTTACTTATTATTTCTTGTTCGCCTTGGAATCCTTCAACCGTTTCAAAATACATTTCAATTAAATAACTATCGTCAAACCTAGACGCAGAATCCTCACCAAGAATTAAATCTCTATTAACTAGAGTTCTAGGTAAGTAATATACAGCGTGACCATAGATTTTTAAGTTCTCTACAATTAAATCTTGTATTAATCGTTTTTCGTTATCTGAACCTATGCCATCGCCGCCTTGAAAGTAGTGATTAACGGCCATTTGTTTTTTATCCTATTAACATTGCTGGATTCAATTCAAAGGAACTTCTAATTTCTGTTTCTAATTTTTCTACATCTTGTAGTGCTTCAGAATAAATTTGTTGTCCATTTAAAGTTACTCCACCAATCATTGCAACTCCATTAAATTTTGATAGATTAGCACCCCATTGTTTTTTGACTAATGCAGTTGTGTATCTCTTTAACCATATGTCATTATAGACATCTGTATATGTATCAGGGTCTAATTTTCTATATGCTTCTATAACAATATATTCATCTACTTGTAAATCGTTTTCCCAATCCATATCAATGTATAATCTATTATCGTGTTGATTAAATCTCAAAGGTTTTTCACCTACTAATATATGGTCTAGGAAATCTAATTGTCTCATAACAATATCATAGTTAATAACACTTGTTGAAGAGAAGTCGTATAGGTCGTTTAATCTCATCTGATATCTTACATCAAATAAGTTTAAGTTACCTTTATTTGAAAAAGGAAAAATATTGATTACTGATATTACGGTTTCAGGTACAACAATATAATTGTTACCTTCTTTCCAAGTAGTTGTTACAGAATTTTTTACGCCACTATCACTTGCGTTAGATAAAATTCTAGTCTTATCTGCTTGTGTGTATTGATACTTTAAATATGTTCTACGAATACCATCATAGTGATATTGTTGATAATATTGTAGTGCTTCATCAATTCTATCATCTATTTGGTCATCGTCAACATTAATTTCTATAACAGGATGCCCTAATGCTCTCTTGGCATATGATATTAATGTTTGTCTTGTATTTGGAGTTGCCATAGTTATTTCCTTTTACTTTAGCAATATTTATAATTTGCTGTGAGGGTCTCCATCCCATTTCGTATCTTTATTGTCTAAAAGATAACAAAAAACAATCATTACCAACGCAAAACCTATTAATACTTGTAAAAAAGGTTCATTTTTTAAGAGAAACCATAGTACATCTAAACCATTGCCACCATCTACTAATATCCAATCTATTTCTTCACCTATATTCATATACTATTTCTACCACATCTTTTCATTGCAGACTTTAATTTCACGACCATATCAAATATGTGTGCGTCTGTATGAAAAGGTGTAGGTGTAAATCTTAATCTTTCTGTACCTACTGCTACCGTTGGATAGTTAATTGGTTGTACATATATACCATCTTTGTAAAGTAATTCATCTGATACTGCTTTACATTTTTTAGCGTCACCTATAATTACTGGTACAATATGACTATCGTTTTTTAAGACTTCTATACCTTGTCTTTCTATTTCTTCTTTTGTCTTAGCCGCTCTTTCTTGTATCTTTTCTCTTAACTCTGGGTGGTCTTTAACATACTTAATACTTGTTAAAGCACCAGCACAAAGAACAGGAGATAAACTTGTTGTAAAAATAAATGCACTTGCTAAACTTCTTATTGCGTCAATAAACTCTCTCTTTCCTGCAATGTATCCACCTTGTACACCGAACGCCTTTGCTAATGTTCCATTTATTATATCAACATCTATATTATCTCTTTCACATATACCAGCACCTGTAGGACCATATAAACCTACGGCGTGTACTTCATCTATAAAAGTTATTGCATTATATTTTTTACATACATCTACAATATCTTTTACAGGTGCAATGTCACCATCCATTGAATATACACTTTCAAATATAACACATTTAGGACCAGTATTTGACATTAAAATACTTTCTAAATCGTCTACATCATTATGTTTAAATATTTCTTTTTTTGCTTTACTATGTCTAATACCTTGAATGATAGAAGAGTGATTTTGTTCGTCTGATATAAACATAATATCAGGTATAATCTTTGCCATAGTTTCTATAGTAGTCTGATTGGCATTATAAGCAGAAGTAAATAGTAAGGCCGCTTCTTTGTTATGGAGACGCCCTAATTCGCCTTCTAACGCAATATGATAGTGAGTAGTGCCTGATATGTTTCTTGTACCCCCAGCACCCGCTCCGCTCGTTTCTAGTGCTGTTTTCATACTATCTAGCACATATTGATGTTGTCCCATACCTAGATAATCGTTGGAACACCAGTTGACTATTTTGTTGATTGAGTATTTTGAATACCAGATAGCATTAGGAAAATCGCCTGCCGTTCGTAAGATATCGTTGAATACACGATACCGTCCATCATCTTTTAATTCCTTAACTATCTTTTTAAAATCTTCTAAATGTTCCATTATTCTACATATGGGAACAAGGCGTCTGTACAAAATTCTTTTACATCATCTTCAGGTATACCAAGAGACAACATAACTCTAGGAGTATGAGGATTTTCTCTTTGGTGTTTTGCATATCTATTTTGTGCGTCTTTAATTTCTTGTTCCGTTACTTTTGTTGGGTTGTTTCTTTCTCTTCGCAGTAGAGTAAAATATGCACCCATATTAGATTGTGCTAAACTCAAAGCTGCGTTTAATTCTTTTTCTTCTTTTATATTACTTGCGGCTATCATACCAGGACTAAAAATTTTCAATGCCCATTCAGGTAGTTCTCTTACTTTAGATGGTTCATAATTCTTTGCTTCTTTTACAAACCAATCTACCATTGTATGGTCTCTCTTTGCAAGTGGAGAAAAGTCGTGAAAGAAACCTGTTACTTTATTTGCACCAGCGATAACATCTAATCCATATATTGGCGCAGGACTATTAAGATGAGGAAATACACAACAATGAAACATATATAAACCTTTTTTATCTCTAACATCAACAACATCTATATGACATCTTCTTGCTTCAGGTGTTTCCCATACTCTATTAACCCAACCGTCTTCAGGTCTATTAAATTTTTTCATCGTAGGTTCAAATATTTCTTTACCTTCTCTTTCAAAAGTAGATATAATATTTCTTACTTGACCTTCTAACATTTCCCAAATTCTACTTCTCTGTGCCATCACCAAACCTCTTTTCATTATCGTTAATAAATTTATCTATATCTTTAAATAATAAAGTTGCAAAATTAAAACAAGTTCTTGCTTCATAAACTACATTATTTACATTTTCTGTAATTGTACTTGCGTCTGAATACTTTTGAAAACTATCAACTTTTAATCTTAATGCAGATTTCATTTCTTCTATAGTTTGAAATTTTTTACTTCCATCACCATCTTTATATCTAAAATTAAAATCATACATTGTACCTGCACCAGGTATTTTTCTTTTAATCATTTGACCACCTGATAAATCACCCATATGTCTAACATATATGTGTGCAATTATTTTCTCTGGACAATCCATAAGTGTTTCAGCAACATATTTAATATATTTTTCTGTAGTAGGAAATATAACTGGTTGCCAACTATATGTCCATAACTCATCAAAGTCTTTTTTAATGCGTGGCGCTCTTCTTATCTCTGGCATATCATCTAATAGACCATCGGCCATTGCCATTGCTTCTAATACATCGTAAGTTTTATGTTGATTAGCAAGATAGATAGCATATATTTCAGGATTTATTTTACCTGACATTAATACTTTTACAAATTTTTGTCTTTCTGCTTCTTTGTGATGTTCCCAAGTTAACTCTTTTAATGTTTTCATTGAGTTCTCACCTTACCTTCGGCCATCGCCTTTTTCATTTCTCTTTCTTCTAGTTTTTTCTTTTCTGCTTCTTGAGCAATATCATCTTTAACTAGTTTTTGATACTCTTCAGGTAAGTCTTTTACTTCTGCCTCTCTAACCGTTACAGCATTTTTCATTAATTCTGCTCTAACTTTCATATCTTCTGTTTCGTCTTTTGCACCACCAGACATATCATTAAGACCAGATTTATCTTCCATAATTTCTTGAGCCGCAATTTTAAATAATGCAATTCTAGGAAGTATTTCTTCCATATGTTCTTTGTGTGCTTCTAAATCGTGTGCCATACTATTTCTCATATCCCAAGAGACTTTAATTTCTTCAAGCATTTCATCTTTATGTTCTTTATAAAACTCTTCAAATTTTTGTGTAAGTCTTTCTTTTAGAACCGAAGTACCTTGATTAATCATAATCTCACTATGAGTAGCATACAAGTGTGCAATAAGTTTATGTCTTTTTGATTTTATTTCGTCAATGTGTTCAGCCCAATTTTGAGTGGCAAACATCATACTTGGTTGAACCCAAGGTTTAGATACATCTTCTGCTTCATAAGGCCATTCTGCTTTCCAGGCCTCATCTAATTGTTTTTGTATTTCTATTTCAGGGATGTCTTTTGTAAGTCCTGCTTCTCTACATTCAAACTCTAATTTTTGAATAATCAAAGTCTGATTGTAAAGGTAAGTACCTACAAGTTCTTTGTGTTTTAAATTTTTGTTTAGATAATCGCTGATGAACGGTAAATCGTCAAAAGTTTTACGAGCCTTATCAACAAACTCTTCTAGTTCTTTCATATTCACTCCAATTTTTTAATATAAAAACCTGTTAAGGTTTAATAATATAACTATTTATACTAGTCTCTAGGACCCAAGTGGAAGAAGTAAGAGTTTTGGTCAGAGTTCGCACCTTCACTATAATAGTCATAGTTCATCGTTACAGAAGCACCACCATCATAACCAGTCCAGTACAATTGTCCTCTGTGATTTAATGCTCTCGGGCAGTTTGAAGAACCTCTGCCACCATAGAATAAATCAGTCCATCTATGACCACCAGCAGGTTGGAATACAAGTCTTTTTCTTGTTCTAAACATTTCATTGTCTTCCATTGCACCTTGCGTATCATTACGACCACCATTTGTCCATTGGTCATTGTTAGATGAATCCCCACCAAGACCTTGTTCGCTGTTTGAATATGGAGCACCACCCCATATTAAGCCTTCGTCATCAAGTATCATAGGGAAAGTATATTGGTAAGAACCATCTGCCCTATCTTGACCTACATCACAAACATTAACCGTCCATTTAGGACCTTTCACATGGAGGAATGTACCAGGTTGTCCACCTGAAGCATACCAGTATCCATTACTTTCAACTGATTGACCACGGCCACCATATGTTCCATAGTTACCATCGTGTACCCATAACATTCCAGTATTCTTTTGTCTTAAATATAACCATTTGTTTTCGTCACCACCACACCAGAAGAAGTCAATATCTCCATTTATAAAGTGACCTTCTCTTCTGAATGAACCAATGTGGTGTGTTCCTGTATAACCAGGAGAACCAATTGGCCAAGCACCTGAAGTAGTATAACCTGTAAACCACATATAACCTTCGCCGTCTAATATGTGAGTACAAGAGTTACCACCATTTGAGTGTGTAGTTTTGTATAGTTTAATTCCACCATACTTGTTGAAGTTTAATCCAATTCTTGTAGGAGTAGTATAGTAGTAAGAGCCATTTCTGTTACCAACACCAAGTTCACCGTGTTGATTGTGTCCCCAACCCCATAGTTGTCCAGTATCGTCTAATGCGTGGAACCAACATTCTTCTGAACCTGAAGCCCACATATCTACAATTCTTCTTCCATCAAAATATGATTGTGGCAATCTAACAGGTCTTGTTACATTGGCACTATAGAAAGCAGTTGAAGTTGGACCACCAGAAGTATCTGTTGAGTTATTAATTGATGGATTCCCTAATCCTAATTGACCATTGTTATTGTATCCCCATACCCAAACTGAACCATCTGAGCCTAATGCCCAATGTGATGAAGAACCATTATTTTTTCCTTCATCTGAAAATCCTACTTTAACCATTCTAGTTTGATTAAATGTTTTATCTATTGTATTACCTTGCCAGTCTACCGTATCAGAAGCCGTTACTCTGATTGAGTACGGTCTATCTGTAGTTTCTGAATTTCCTAAACCATAATCACTATTTTCACCAGCGGCGTAAACTTCACCATTGTTCATTAACCACATAGTTCTATTATAGTTTTTAACAACTTGAATAATTTTAGGCGCTTCGCCATCCCAAGTTGTCATTCTTCCAGTTGAATTTAAGTTCCAATTTTGGTTATCAATTGAACCCATCCAGTCTGTAAATGTAAATCCTGTTGAAAAGTGTTTTGCAGGTTCATCGTTTCCAGCAACACCTTCTCCTAATCCAGAAGATGATGTACTATCAGTTGAACCTACCCACATATCAGAACCATCGGAACATAGTGTACAAGTTCTATAACTTTCATCAGCGTCTTGTTTGTGGCCAACACCCATATTGTATCTCCAACCTAACGGAGCACGGTTGTTAAATGATACAACTTCGTTTCTTGTAGACCATTTGTTTTCGTTGATGTACACTAATTCCCAATACTTTGAAGGTCTTCCATCGTGTTCTACGACCCAAGTATTGCAGTATCTAGTTTTTTGTTTGCAAAGATAAATTTTGTCAGCAACTTTACACATTTCGCCTCTTTCATATTGTCTCCAATATTGCCAAGTCTCTATGTTATCGTTACCAGCAAGTAACAATGTCCAATATCTACCATTATCTGGTCTGTAACTTCTCTTCCTGATTGTAGGTCCGTATTGGGTATACGATGATGTATTCGTAAACATTTCTGAAGAAATAGTAAAATGCTCAGGTGTGTCTTCAACACATCTGTATGATTTACCTCTCCAATATACTATATCGTTCTTATAGTATCTTTCTTTGTCTCTCCAAGAACCTCTCCAGGATACTTTAAAGTTTTTGATATCTAATGACATTTTTATTACCTTCTTTAATTAATTCTTTTATATATTTAGAACCCTAGATTTGTTAAGAAATCAGATTTTGATGTTTTAAGTCCTGCAATTGCAGTTTTAGTTGCTGAAGTGTCGTCTGCGACATCAGCCAATAAATCTACTATTGATTTGTCTTGCATAAAAGATTTCTCTAACTCGTCAAGCCCTTGTTCTACATAACTACTTGCGTTTTTGATTGCAGTTTTTTCATCTGCATCCGAAACTATTGAAACTCCATAAACACTATCGTTAGCACCGTCAGTTTTGATAGTTGTATCGCCGTCATCTATTGAAAAATAGACTTTTCCGCCAACTTCACCTAAACTAATTGGTGTAACACCTGTAGGAGCAACATAGTCATCGCCGTGTCCAACACCAGCAGTCATTGAGTATATTACTTTAGCCATTGTTTTTTTCTCCGTTTTTTTCTATTGTTATACTTCTATTTATATTATCTTCCAATACCAGGGTTTAACATCATACTTCTTCCAGTACTTGAATAAGTCGCAGAAGCGTGGTGTCCCAAGTTATTGTTGTTTGAATAGCCCCACAATAAAGTCTGACCATCTTCGGTACCTACCCAAGGTTGTAGTCCATAGTAGTTTGTACTTTGGTCAATACCTTGAATACACATAGTCTTAATTCTTGTTCCAGCAGGAACGAAAGAGTGGAAAGGTTTATATGTACCATCTTCACCATTCCAGTTATCACCAGCGATTGGATTAGGCATAGAGCCGTAAACATCACGACCTTGACTAAACATTTCGCCATTATCTTGTAACCAATAACTTCTTCCTTGGTCGGAATAAGTGTTACAAATATTAACTTCTTTTAGATTGTTAATTTTATCAACTTGAACAGGTGCAGTATTTGTACCTGTACCACCATCACCAGAGTTGTAGTAACCACCAGAGTGACCAGCAGTCCAAGTTTCACCATTTTTCAATCTTACGAAAGTTGTTTTGTAACCATTCCATCTTAATGCCCACATATCAACAATATCTCCAGCAGGAGAAGCAGTTGCCTGTGTCATTGTATTTCTATCAGTTGTAGAATTATCAAAGAAGTTACCATAATCGTTCTTACCTGTACTCCAAATATATCCGTTACCATCTAAAATGTGGAACGCACTATTTGAAGAGTGTGAAATAGCAGCCCATACAGCGATACCACCATTGTCTGCAGCCGCAAATCCAGTTTGTAATACTGGTCTGTACTTATCAGTTGTAGTTGTGTCACCTAATTGACCAATGTTATTTCTACCCCAAGCGTAAATATTGTCTTCTGAAGTTCTTGCATAGAAAGATGTACTATCACCGCCTGAGCAAGTAATATCTATAATCTTCTCGTCATTAAAGAATTCTGAAGGAATCTTTTTAGGTCCGTAGTTGTTTTGAGTTCTACCATCGCCACATTCACCATAACCATTGTAACCCCAAGTCCATACACCACCTTCGTCATCTAAAGCACAAGGAGTGTGTGTACTATCTTCGTTTTGGTGTTTCATTGCTATTTTAATAAAGTGAACGCCCTCAACTCCGTCTGGAGACATTGCCATTCCTGGCGCACCGTCATAACCAGTACCTTGTTGTCCGTGAGAACCATAACCACCGTGGAATATTTCTCCATTATCAAACAATACCATTGTTCCGTCATAAGACATTTCAATCTGTACTGCTCTTGGAGTTCTCATTCTGTCATAACGAGACCATTTAGAACCTCGTCTTTCATTGTATCCACCTTCGTTTCTACTTTCAGAGTTATAGAAATCTCTCCATCTGAAACATACTTCTCTAAAGTATGAAGATGAACGACCTTGTTCCATATTGTGTGAAGAAGAACCGTGACCTAATGTCCATACAGCACCATTTTTATCTATAAACATATGACATCTGTAGATGTTCGCACTTTCAATATTACCGTGTTTATATGGCCAAGCGATTGGACCTTTGTTCGGGAACCAAACACCAGCACATTGTTCTTGGTTATTCATACCTGCAAAGGATTCCCAGCAGTTATGATATGATTGAATATGAGCAGGATAATTTTTACCTGTTTCGTTATTTTCTTCGTATTGAGAGTAACCAGTTAATCTATTAGAAGTAACCGATGAACCAGTCATCAATGGAGACCTTGTCTCACCTTGGAAACCGTGTTGAGGTGGTCTACCTTTGTTATCTCTTATACATCTGTATAAACCAGTACCGTGTTTGTAAAATTTCTCTCCAGTTGATATTCTCTTGAAAGGTTTGTAAGATACAACATCATTATAGTTGTATTGTGTATTAGGAGAATACTCACCTTTAAATCTCATAGATGATTGTATTTTGTCCCAATGTTTATGACCTCTCCAAGACTTCTCAATATTCCATCCAAAGTTATTGTACATACCAGTAGTTGGTCTTGCAGTAGTAGTAGGTTCTAAACAGAATGGATAAATTGTAGTCTGAGCACTTTCAACTTGATTATTTTGATAAGGTATTTCTATCTCAACAACTCTATTTGATTTGTTAAAGAAGTTGTATTGTCTTCCGCCTTTGACTTTACCATTATCCATAACTCTTGGATAGTTGTGGTCGTCTGTAGCGCCTTTGTCAGCCATAAAGAATGATTCCACATAAGTGTTTTCATCAACTTGATAACCGTCAAGATAGTATTTAACCCAACCATTTTTACCATAACCTCTCCATTTTTTAATGTTTGCAGGAGCATATGTTTTTCCTAAATTAGTTGCAGTATCATAAGTTTCTGCCTCATTACCCATACCAGAGTGTGCCTTGCAATAAATGTATAATTTAGCAATACCACTTCTTACTTTAATTTGAGTATATGAACCATCACTTCCAGGAGTACCAACATAAGTTACACTATCAGTATACTCTGAACCGCCACCGTGCGTTCCATTTGAAGTTGTTGAAAACGCCAAAGTGTGAGTTGCATTTGTACTATCTGATTGGTCAAACTTATAAGTTTTTCCTTCTTCTAATTTGATTGTGTTTGCGTCTGCAAGAACACCATCGTAATAAAATTTGTTTCCTGAACCTGGATTTGCAACTGAAACTTGGAATGTTCTTTCAGAATTTGCAGTAGGGTCAGTAATTTTTGGCATATACAATACTACTTTACCTTCGTTTGAAGTAGGTGATGAACCTAAAGCAGTTGTAGAACCTGTACCAGTTTTATCTATCGCCTGATATGCACCAGCAATACCACCAACGGTAGTTGTTGAAGCCTCAGCGACTAATTGATAAACAGGTTTGCCGTTAATTAATAGTCTTTTTCTACCAGCGTAATCAGCAGTTGCAGTAGTTCCTTCATCGTCTCTTGCCTGTGTTACTACAGCAGAGATATTTGAACCAACTTTTAATGCACCTTCAACATACACATATGAGTGAGTTGAACCTGTTACTGAATGATGTTCAGTTGTATCGCCAGTATTAATGTAAATTGTTTTTCTTTCAGAAGAAGCAACACCACCTTTTGTTGTACCTTTCCAAGCATTTGTTACTTGTAGGTATGTGTTATTACTTGCGTCTGTTAATAGAGATACAATTGTATCTTTTCTTTGAGTTCCGTCTGCGTGTAAATGTCCTTTTAATGATGGACTTGCCTCTGTTTCCCAACCAGGAACATCGCCTTGGTCAAAAGTTAATGCGTGAGCAACACCAGCACCACCTCTTGATGTATCTTCAGCGATTGCAGCCGCCTCATCTTTATACATTGGTGAAAAGAATCCACTATCGCCAGTAGAAGTAGTTCCTTTTACATAATAAGGACCTCTAGGGTCTTCACCTAAACTTCTTCCAACATCACTAGAGTGGTGGATACCATCAGCAGTATATGAAAATCCTAATGGATAATATTTGTTATTGTTATCGTGTTGATTGAAAGAATACTTATGGCCTTCTTTAAAGTTTTCCCAATTTCTGTAACCAGCAAATTGTCTACCTTTAGTATTATTTCCTACTCTGTTATCTATTTTAAAATCTGGAACACCACCTGATACAGCAACTTGTACTATAAAAGATTGTTCTACAGGTCTGTAATGATATCTGAAATATGATTGTTCATACTTATTGTAAGTATCTTCAGAAGAATAATCATCTTCTGTTTCTGCAAACATACTATCGTATTCATCCATTAAGTGAGTTTGATGGCGAACAACACTACCTAATGTGGAATCAACTACATCGTGTTTAATTTGATGAGCACCGTCTTCGTTAGAACCGTATGTAGAATTGTGGGTGATAGGATTCCCGTCTTTATCAGTTCTTTGTCTTTCTGCTCTTCTTTCGTTTTCTGTCCAATATTGAGTATAATTAAATGCGTCAGGACCAGAGTAATTAGGGTCATTTGACCAGAAGTCTCCAGTTCTGTCTTTGGGATTGTATCCCATAATTTTACTTCCTGGAGCGTATGCACTAGTCCCGTCAGGAAGATACTCATTCGTCATAATCCACATTGCGTTATTGTGGTATACTATGTCGTCTCTTCTGTAGACTTGACTTTTGTCAAACTCTCCTTGGAATTGTAGTTTAATTCTTCCGAGATTTATTTTTGCCATTTTAGTTTCCTATCTTAATTACTATTTATTAACCTAATACTGCTGGTTGTGGTGTTGAAGCATAGTTTCCGTCATTTTGACCTTGAATATAATCTCCCCCATAACCCCATATTAAATACCTGTTATCAAAAGTTTTTATTTCTCTAAAGTGGTATCTGTTACCATCACTAGAGTAATATCCTCTTCCTTTTACACTTTCTACCTTGCCGTGAGCAAAATTAGGCATTCTTTGCATTTGGAAGTAATAATCATCTGTTTCTTCAATTGCGTTAGTTGATTGTCTGTTTGTATAATCAGAAGACCAACCTTGAGCACCAAGTCCGTAATTGTTTCTACCTACATTGAACATAAATCCATCGTAAGTTAAAACCCATACATTACACATCCATTGGTTACCATATTCAGAGTTACATCCAATTTCTTTAATGTTACTTAAATCTGAAGTAGTTGTTCCATTAATTTGCCATTTAGGTGTAACAGGAGCAGATTGGTTAGTTGAGTTTCCAATACCAAGTTCATAGTTACCATTGTAACCACAACATCTAATTGAACCTGTACTATCTTTAGTCCAGAAACTCGCATATCTTCCATTACCTGTAAACCACATATTAGCACAATCTGAATATGTTCCAGAACCTGGACCACTAGACATAATTGTAAATGTACTTACATCTGTAGTATTTCCCATCATCGCCCAACCATATTCATTTCTACCTGTCCAATATATCTTACCTTTTTCAGTAAGAATAGCACATCTTTGATATGATTGTTGACTATCTACTAATAATTTTTTAATCTTACCAGCATTTGCTGAACCGTTGTCAAAAGTAACACCAGTTATTTCAGTTGGTACTGATAAGTTAGTTGTGTTATTGTGTCCTAGAACACCATAACCATTGTATCCCCAAGAGTATAATTTTCCAGCAGTATCTAGTGCGAAACAGAAAGCGTAACCAGCACCAGCAGTCCAGAAAGCAACAATTTTATTTCCATTGAAATAAGTTGATTTATTAATCTTTGTAGGTCTACTTAAATTAGTTGTATTGTTTTGTCCTAATTGACCGTATCCGTTATAACCCCAAGCCCATAATTCGCCATCAGTATCTAACGCATAACAAGAGTGAGTGTTAGTATTATTATCACCACCCCAATTAGTTAAGTAAATTCTTTTAATTCTTGTATCTTTAAATGTGTGAGTTGAAGTATTTGCAGCCAAATAAACTTCTTGATATGTTCCACCACATCTTGCAGGATAACTTCTAGTTGAAGTAGAAGCGTCACCACTTTGTCCGTGACCACCATAACCCCAATGGTAAACTTCTCCATTGTTGAATAGTGCCATACCACTTTCATATCCAGAAATTAATTGTATTGCCTTTGGTACTTCTCCATCAGGAGTTGTATGAATACCAGAACCACCATTGTCTCCACTTCTGTACCAGTCTAGGAATGGGAATACCATACCAACACCAGTTAGAATTGAACCTTGGTTTAATCCGTTTTGTCCATTTGAGTTTGAACCCCAAGAAGTTATTGAACCTCTACCATTAATGAAACAAGGCCAGTTGTAACATTGTGATTGTTGGAATTGACCAGGTAATCTGTAATACTTGTTGTCATCTCCAATTGGACCTTCTTCATTTGATAAAGCCATACATTCTAATCTGTTACCAGAAAATTTGTTTTGATATCCTCTTGCCTTCTTTTGAGTTGAAACAACATCAAAAGTTACATTCGCAGAAGAATAGAATACTTGACCATCTACTCTTAATTGGTCAGAAGCGGCATTGTTTTCACCACCTAATGTTTCAGCATTGTCATCATCGCCCCAACGAGACCTTTGATATCCTTTTTTCTCATCTTTCGCAAGAGTTAAATTAACTAGACCCCAAGTACCAATTGAGTTAATTGTCATTGATACATCTGGAGCACCTCCACTACCGAATAGTGAATCCCCGAAAGTTAATACTTCGTTAACAGCATATCCAAGACCACCTTGTTGACCACCTAATGATTTAGGAGTAATTGTTGCAGTAACATTACCTTCTTGGTCTACTTCAAAGTCCCAATATGAGTTAGAACCAGCACCAGAAGTAGAAGTGTGAGTTACATTTAAGTATCTACCTTTCTTTCTCTTGTAATGGCCTTTAGTTGTAATTGTAAAAGTTTTTGCAGATTGGTAACCATCAATAGTTACATCAAACATAGGTGGATTACATCCGCCTGTTCTTCCTGCGCCAGAGTTTTCAGCGTCAGCAGTTACATTGACACAATTTACAAATTTATAAGTTCCTGCCTGTCTACTAGGTGAAGCGGCAGATACATTGTTAATTGCAGTAACAGCACCACTATCAGTTATAATTTCATCATCAAAAGTATCTTCTTCTGAAACTCTTTCCCAATATTTGTTAGCGGCAGTATCTTTTTCTTGTTCCCAAGGTAAGTATTTGTCTGTACCATCTGTAGTATGTTGTTTAATACAGATATAAGTTGCTCTTACTCTGTTAATTTGGTCACCAGAGTACTGGTTATTTGTAGAGAAGTCATTATCTAATGATACATTTACTCTTACAATATCATTTGGATAATATGTGTTGTATGAACCACTTGCATTTGTATTGTCGTGATTACCTCTCCACTTAAACGATTGTCTAATTGATTTCCAAGTATTTTGTTTGGCAACAACTATTTTTGGTCCCCAACTAGCAGATGGATTATCATATGAAAACATATAAATTTCATCTGGTGTATCGTTTGTAAATTCTATTCTTATTTCTCTTGAAGTTGCGTTGTTGAAACTTGAAGTATTAAAATATTCTCCAGTTGTAGTTCCAGCACCAACTGACTTTCCGTCTAGGAAGTAAGTTACATCTTCGTGTAATACATTATTCTCTTTAGAAGAAGAAGTTGTGGCAAAGGCAACTTTATTGTCATCAAAATCATTTCCGTCTTGGTAAAGTACTAATGTATCTCCAACCTTAAATTGTTTCTCGGCAGCAGGCCAAGCAGCCTCAGCGTCCCACCTGTATGCGTCACCGCCAGTAGAAGCAGAAGTTTCTTTAGTTAATCTTATATAGTGTCTTTCGTTGTCTAATGGAGAAGTTCCTGTAACCGATGAATTCTTAACACAAATATAATCTGTGTTATTGTACATAACGACATCATCTTTAAAATATGTCTTTGTACTTGAATATTCACCTTGATAGTTAAAAAACAGGTTTCCAATTCTAGTTTTTGTTGTTGCCATTTTTTTATCTTCCTAATTTACTATTATTTATGTTGTTTCTATTACCAAGTCCCCAGCCTTATCAATGTTTATTTGCATTGTGCCGTTGATAATTTCAAAGCCTTCAGCGGAATCTGTCCCGTCAAAGAAAGCACTTTCTTTTTGTATTAATTCACTTGCGTTAGTAATTACTCTTCTCTTTAATGATAAATCTACATCATCAATAGATAAAGTCTGTAAAGTTGGAGTACCTTGTGCGTCAACATATGATTTATTAACTATATCGTTGGCCGCAGTAGGAGTTATTCCAATTTGCGTTTGAGCGCCAAAAGTAACAATACCGTTATTTTGTGTACCAATTGATAAGTTTACATCTGTTCCACTTACTCCAGTTGTAGACATTGCAGTTCCAGTAATTGTTACTGAACCAGCAGTTAATGAGTTAACTGACAAGTCATTTTGACCACCACCAAGTTGACCATCAACATATGTCTTAATTGCCCTTTCAGTTACAAGAGCGGTATCAGAGTTATCTGCCAATGTACCATCTGTACTGAATTCATTAATCGTTGCACCAAAATTACCTTGAGCATTTGAACCCAATGATAATTCTTGTAGACCAGAAAGGTCAAATGCCTCGGCGTTCAATGTCGCCTTACCAGTTGCCTGTTCTACTTTAAATAAGTTACCAACTCTAAAGTTACCATCTTGGTCAGTAGATGAGTAGAATACTCTTCCTCTATCTGCCTCAAAGACTTCATCGTTAGGGTCAGCAGCCTGTGTTGGTGTGTTAGGATAATTTGTTGTTGAGAAACCACCTGTACCAACTGATAAGAAATCGTGACCAGTCAATCTAATGTTTGAGTAGTTACTTCTTAAAGTTGCAGTTTCAGAGTGTGTAGGTTTATTAGAAGTTGTAAATTTAGGGTTAACTCTAACAAGACCAGCACCACTTGAATAACCTGTTACTGATACAACATAGTAAGCCTGTCCAGTTATTCCAGCAAACTCAACTATGTCACCACCTGTAGGTGATTTAGATAATCCAGTTAATCTGACAAACGCAGTTCCAGCACTTGATATTTCAGCATAACCATCACCAGTTATCGTTGCAGTAGTTGTTTCTGTTTTATATCCAGAACCAGCACTTGATACCGTTGTTTGTGAGATAACACCATTACCAATATATGAAGTTGCAGTAGCAACCGTACTTGCGTTAGGGTCAGTAATTGTTACGGTTGGTGCAGAAGAATATCCTGCCCCACCATCTAATATAAGAATTTTTGAAACTTGTTGATTTTCTACAACTGCTCTTGCGAGTGCGTCTCTTGTAGGAGAACCACCACCAGATAATGTTACTCTAGGTTCAATTTCATATCCTGAAGTTGTATCAAAAGAAGAAGCGGCAGATAAACCAGAGTTTACGAATACATCAAATCCAGCAGTACCGTTTTCTTTTTGTATCGTACAAGTTTTTGTTGAAGCAACATAGTCTGCGATAACACCTGTGTTACCATAACCTGTTCCAGTATAAACCGTAATTCTCATTCCGTTATAGAAATCGTCTGGTTGTGTATCAGAAGCGGCAAGTTTAATTGTACTTGCAGTTCCAGATTGTGCAAATCCTGTTGTAGTAAAGTGAGTAGCACCATTTGTTGCCATTTCAATATACTTAACAGCACCGTTTGCAATATTAGCAGTAGCGCCACCAGAGGCACCAGAACCTGCAAGTGAGATTGTAGCAGAAGAATAACTTTCTCCAGCGTATTGTAATTCTAATCTACCAATACCTGAACCAGATACTAATACTCTTCCAACTTGAGCCTCATTATTTCTTAAATCAACATTACCAGTATATGGAGTTTCGTTTGCGTCAATACCAGCGGCAGTTGAACCATACTCTCCATATGAGTTGTTTGAATTTAGTGAACGAATAACACCACCACTATCTGCAAGATATCCGTGGTGTGCGTAATATGTGAATACTGATACTAATTCTGATTTTGCGTTTGCAAGTACCCATACACCTACTCCACCAGAAGTAATTTGTGTAAAGTCATTTGCAAGTATAGAACGGTTACCAGAGTTGTGTAAAGCACCATCAATCTTAATACCTACTGAACCTGTTCCAAAGTGTGAGCAGTTTTGAATGAATGGTGATTTAGTTGTAATATGAGTTGAAGTATCTGCAACACCAGTTCCTGGGTCTAATGCAAATACAACACCACTTCTAGTAGCACCGTCAGTAGTAGTAGGTCTTGCGACACCGTTTGCGTCAGCAGTAGTCATAGTTCCTAACATACCACTAAATGTAAATCCAGCGAATGTAGTACCATTTCTAACTCTGAACATATCTGCTCTTGCGTTAGGTGTGTTAGTTAATCCAGTAGCAGTTGAGTTACCAGAGGCAGGTACTACTCTAGTACTTCTTAAGCCATCTCCGATAACCTGTGTATTTGCACCAACCACGATAGGTAGTGCCTCTGAATATTCTCCAGTTTTTACATATAAAGTTTTGTTTGTTGAAGCGGAAACATTTGTATTCATCCAATTTAATGCGTAAGCAATTGTTAACCAAGGTTTGTCTAATGAAGTTCCTCTTCCTGTATCAGAAGAAGGGTCATTATCTGCACCGTGTTTAGCAACATAGTAAACATTTGCTGATGTTCCTGGAACTGCCCAAGAAATATCAGTACCATCTGATACTAAAGTTGAACCAGTTGTTCCAATACCTAATCTAATATTTTGTGTAGCGTTTCTAGTTAATAGGTCACCTCTTGTAGTAGTTACATAGTTACTATCACCTTCTGCAAGTAAATTCCAATATACTCCACCACTATCATTATCTGGTCTGTTTGCAGTTGCAGCCGTATGAGCAGAAACAGCAATATAAGAAGATGAACCATATACAACACCATCGCCAGGTGCATATTCAGTTGTACTTGCCCAAGTGTTTCTCCAAGTTAAACCTTCATTTAGTTTATCCCAAGTTGCAGTTGTTGTTGGTACAATACCAGTTGCGTCTGTTTTTGCAACATATGTATGACCACCATATCTAACTACATCACCAGTTTTGTATGCAGTACCACCAGCATATGTTCCAACCATTTTGAAACCAGTTGTTAAAACTTTCCAATATGTGGCGTTGTTGTAAGGTGTTTGACCTGTTGATTGTTGTTCGGCAAGATAATTATATCCACCATATGTAACAATGTCTCCAGCCTGATAGGCAGTAGCAGAGTTATAAGAATCCTCAAACTCTAGTCCAGAAACAAATACATTAAATTTTGAAGTATCTATAGTAGAAGCACTTGTATGTTCTACGGTACAGATATAAACATTGGCACCATATTTTGCAAGGTCATTGACTTTATATGCTGTGGCAGCCGCATATGTACCAGTCCAATTAAACCCTGGAACGAATGATGTCCATTTTGAATTGTCGTCATATAAATCTGATTGTGAAGTGTGAGCAGTATTACAAACATATGTTGAACCACCCCATTGGACTACATCGTCTACTTTGTAAACGGTAGTTGCCGCCCAAGCACCTTTCCATTCTTGCCCTGCCGCCATCTTTTTCCATTTGACTGACGCCAAGTCTGTTGCAAAAGTTCCACCTGTGTGGTTAACCATTGCGACAAAAGTATTACCACCGTGTCGGACTACATCGTCTTTAATATAGACGGTTGTTGTTGCCCAATCCCCTTTGAAGTGGAATTTAAGTCTTCCTAAAATAAAATCTGCCATTTTTATCTCTCTCTTTTAATTCTTTGTTTTACAAGTACCTGTTAATATTGCTGTCGGTGTAATAACTTCCACCACTTGGTGTCCAGTTACTACCAGTTGTACTAGTAGCATTTTCACCAGTTGCGTATGTATAATCGTTTTGGTATCTAGCGACTAACATACCATCATCATTTAAAAAATAGAACAATTTTAAACTATCAAATCTGGATTGTTGATACTTTCTAAATTGTGCATTGGTTTGATAGTGAACATCTGTTCCTTCATTATGGTCACTTTGTAATGAGTTTTGGTCAGTTGAACCATCACTTGCCTTACCTAATGCCATACCTTCAAAACCATTAAAACCAAAACCTTCACCACTATTAACTTCAACACTATCATTACTATCTAATTTTACCTTTGTGTAAACTAATAGTCCATTTACATCACGGTTAAGGGCGTGCATAGCAAACTCGTTACTAATTTGAGCACCTGAAGCGTCTACGGCAACTGCCTGGGATGCTCCTGTTGGTAATGCTAATGCCATTTTTTAATCCTCTTTGTTATATTTATACTATTTTTAATCTTATGTATTCTCTAATACCGAAATAAATGTATCGGTGTTTGTAATACTTGAAACTACTCTAATTTTGTCGTTTGCCTCTAAATTTACAGGTTTATCTAATATAAAAGTATTGTTTTGTGGGACTTTAATTCCTGATAACAAACTTCTATAAGTTGTGCCACCGTCTATTGTAACTTTTACATCTATATCTGCTTCTTGCGAAGCATTTGTGTTTGAAATGTAAACAGCGTGAAGAACGGCAGTACCATTTGACGGTGCAGTATATACATCTGCTGTTGCGTCATCTGTAGTAGGATTTGCCTGTCCTGCATTTTTAAAAGCACTTGCCATTTAATCTATCCTCCAAATACAACAGCAAAGGCAAGAATATCTCCTGTCAATGCAAGTGTACCACTTGAATTTGGTAGTTTAACCGTTCTATCACCAGTCGGGTCTTCTACCGTTAAAGTTGTTTCAAAGGCGTCTGGTGTAGCACCTTCAAAAATTATGTTTGCGTTATTCATTGTCAAGTCTGTAGTTGCAACAGCACCAGCCTGTAGGACTGATTGTATGTTTACAGCACTTGCACCACCAACTTCTTTAATTGTTGATGAATTTGATTTTGTATAAAACTTACCATCTGCAACATTCATTGCCAATTCACCTATTTCTAAATCAGAAACACTAGGTACAGCGGCAGAGGTAAAACTTCTTTTTGGTTTAATTACGGTAGACATTAGAATATACCACCATCAATTGTAGTAACAGCAACATCACCACTTGTTACGGTAAAGTTATTAGTACTAAAAGAAGCCACT